TCAAACGTAAATCCTTGAAACTCTCTACGGATGTTTTGACGGATTTCCTCACGTTCAAGATCACGACCGATTTCAACCGCTTCATTAAACGCTTGTATAATCTTCGTATCACGTTCTTCTAACTTGCGTTGTTTCTCAAGTTCGTGCAGTTCCATTTGTCGTGCTAAAATCCCAGCTCCAATGAATCCCAAAATCACTGCACCAGTTCCTAAAAGCTGATTAATTAAAGGTGGTTCAAACATTATTCTTCCTCCTCGTCTACTTCTGTCAAATTCTCTTTAATCGCTCGTTCTGGATCCATGCCATTTAATACGTCTTTGATGGCATGTGAGATGTCGTGGATTACTTTCATTGGCTTTTCTAACTCCTTAGGTAGCCCTAAAAGTTTTGCAGTTAGCAACCCAAGCATGGATAATTTATGTAGCCTCTCTTGCAGCTGTTCAATGCGTTCAATTTTTTCCTGTTGCGCTTTGATAATTTGGTCTTTGTCAATCATTGTTTTTCTCCTCTAAATCTTTAATTTTTGTTAAATAATTTATGCCGTTTCTTCTAATTAGCAGTACGTTGCCAATTGTTGTGATACCATTGAATTACGGCATCCCTTGGATATTTTTCGCGTTTTCCTGGAATCCTTGGAAAGTCTTCGTGGCTATTAAAACGATCATCAAACGTTCCTGTATCTCTTGTGCCAAGTAACATCTCAGAACATTGTGACTTATTTAATTCCATCGGATAACGCTTTTTCTCATCTGTTATGACGTTCATTACTTTTAAAGTCCTGTCCATCAATCCAGCTTCAAACTGATCTAATAATTGATTCATTAAGTCATTCATGATATAATTTCCTTGAAAATTTTTAGTTAGTGCCTGATTGCCGTCAGGTGCTTTTTGCATATCTCGTTTTCGTTCATGAAATAAATTGGTTCTAAACTTATTTTTTCTATTAATCCCCCTCTCTAAAAAACACTAACTCCTTGTTTTTCCCAATAATCTATGTACTCTTGTTGTGCTTGTCCGTTATATCCACACGCATGGAATGCCAAGCCGTAATTACTATCACTTTCTTTTTTGTCTAACAAAACTTCTAATTCTGATTTGACGAATTTTTTTAACGCTTTTAAATCGCCACATGGATAAAAAAACTCGTACCCATCAATTACTAACTGCCATACCCACCCAAGAGGCGTTTTGTTATAAATGTATTTGATTTCCATTTTCTTACTCCTTTCAAATAAAAATAATAAATTTTAAACTTCTCTCTTTTATTTATTTAGAGAAGTAGGACTTGTTGTCTTTTAATATTTATTGTTAGTTAATACTTGTTGTTAGTTAATATTTATTAGTGCCTTATTTTACAACGTTGTAAAATACAAAGTTGTAAAATGCAAAGTTGTAAAATGCAACTTTGTATTAAGTAATTGTGGATAACTCAGACTTCTTCATAGCTATCGCTTCATCAAGACGTTGCAACATAATTTCAAATTGAAAATCAGTTATTTTTGTATCTGAGAAGAATCTGAAAGTCTGAACTCCTCTCCCTCTGCCGAGGCTTTTTTTGACAGTCCGTAAATATCCAGCTTTTTCAATCTTTTTGAAATGCCTTAAAACCATTTCGCGGCTAATATTCAACCGTCTAGCTATTTCCTCTGGATAGACAAGCCAATTCTCTTTATTACTGAGAACAACCATCAATATCCCAATTGTGGCGGGTTCAAGTTTTGGATCTCTCAGAAAATCATTTTTAACTGCTGTATAATCATCCGTTGCATTTCTGAAATATTAGTTGGACATTCAAGTTTTTAAAATCTGTCATACGCTCTCCTTTCTGTTTGTCGCATTTACGCGACTGTTTCGCTAAAAAAAATAGATAAAGCTTCGTCTTTTGAAAGATTGAGGGAAGAAACAATCAAGTTTACTTCTTGTATAGAGAAACTACCATTTTGTTTCATTTTTCTATAGAACGTACTCTTATCAATCCCAATATCTTTTGCTAAAGCCTCTTGAGTAGTATTGCATTCGATAATTTTTCCTTTTAATTTCGATACATTTACCATATCTGCTCCTTTCTGTTTGTCGCATTTACGCGACTTATTGTTTTAAGTATAACTGATAAAAAAGGAAATGTCAACAAGAAAATCGCGTTTTTGAAACTTTTTATATTGCATTTTTGCGACTAATGTTGTAAAATTATTGTGTAATATATAATAAGGGGTAAAAAAATGAATGTCGGAGAAAGAATAAAACAACGTCGAAAAGCGTTGAAAATGTCTGCGGACGAGCTTGCAGAAAGTGTAGGTGTCTCTCGTTCTACTATTTTTAGGTACGAAAAAGGGGATATTGAAAAGGTTGGACCTGAAGTATTAAAAAAAATCGCTGACAAATTAAATGTATCACCTGGAGACTTGATGGGATGGGAAGACAATCAACAAGAATTGAAAATCCCAACCTCCCCGTTGGTTCACAAAATTACTGAAAAGGTTGTCAAGCTATCAACTCCGAGAAAACAAAAGGTTCTTAACTACGCTAACGAACAATTGAAAGAGCAAAATAATAAAGTAATCACAATTGAGGAAAAGCTTTTTGAATACCGTGTTTTTGAAAAACTTTCGGCTGGTACTGGATTCTCATACTTCAACGATGGGAACTATGACACTGTTTTTTATGACAAAGACCTAGACCACGATTTTGCCTCTTGGGTTTTTGGAGACTCTATGGAGCCTAAGTATATGAATGGAGAGGTCGTTCTTATCAAAGAGACAGGTTTTGACTACGATGGTGCTGTTTATGCAGTTGACTGGGATGGTCAAACTTATATTAAGAAAGTCTATAAAGAAAAAGACGGTCTTAGACTCGTCTCTATCAATAGCAAGTATAAAGATAAATTCGCACCATATGAAGAAAATCCAAGAATTATTGGAAAAATAGTCGGGAACTTCATGCCGATTGAAAATTAAAAGGAGAAACTTATGAAAATAGGAATGAGAAAACCAAGTCTGACCAGAAGCTTAAAAGCTAGAACTACTAGCAAATGGAAACGACAGGTCAAAAAAGCTATTATCCCAGGATATGGCAAGAAAGGGATGGGATGGGTTAAAAATCCAAAGAAAGCCATGTATAACAAGATTTATCATAAGACAACCTTTGGACTTTCAGATTTGTTTAAATCATCCAAAAAGAGAAAAAAGAAAGTAGTCACCAACGAACAGCAATCTATTCTTACCTCTAATAGCAAGAAGCAACACACAGCAAAAGATTACAAAGAGGCATCGCTATTTTATCTAGTAATTTCTATAATACTGCTTTTTCTGACTCCGAAAGTAGGAGTCATACTTCTGTTCTTTAGTTTCATGATGTTTTTATTCGGACATTTCACTGCAAAACAAGAAAAAGATAGATAGTGATGTACAAGTAATGCTAGATGCAGCAGGACATGGAACGTTTCAGGAAGATAACCTCCACATGAAAGTCAAGCTCAGAGCTGAAGATGTGCCCGAAGACTACGATACTATCGCTAAGGTTGCTGGTGACTCCATGGAACCAATGACTGAAGATAACGACCTGCTCTTTGTCAGGGGCACAAATCAAGTGGATATCAACAACATCCGAACTATTGGGGAAGTTGTCAGTGTGTATAGGGGGTAGTGAATGGATAAAGATAGTTACCTTGAGGAACGACTGAATAATCAAATAAAATGGTATGATACGAAAAGCACGTATCATCAACACCGATTTAAAATTCTGAAATACACTGAGGTATCAATGGGATTCTTAATTCCATTGATATCAATCGCTAAGCCGATTAACTTTGAATTTTTTTCTGCTACTTGCGCAGGAGCTATGCTACTTTGCGAAAGTTTTATATCAATCTCAAAACACCACGACAATTGGATTGACTACCGCAGAACAGCAGAATCTTTAAAGCACGAAAAATATATGTTCTTAACAGGAACAGGTGTCTATAAGAACGAAAAAGATGACTTCGCACTACTTGTTGAGCGTTGCGAAACCATCATATCTAGCGAAAATATAAACTGGGCTAATCTTCAAACCGATACAACCCAAAGAAAGGAATAGAAATGGCAGATAAAGTTTTTGTAAGTTACAGAGCAGACGACGAAGGAACTAAACATAAGAATCTTCTAGTAGCGTGGTCTGCAAATGATTATTTTTTCCCAGAAATTAAGTTTCATGATACCTCTATCGGGACTTCTATCAATTCGGTTAATGCAAACTATATCAAATCAGTAATAAAAGACCGAATAAAAGAATCAGATATCGTGTTATGTCTTGTTGGAGAAAACACGGGAAGCTCAGATTGGGTCAATTGGGAAATCGAAACCGCCCATAGCATGAATAAAAAAATCGTAGCCGTTAAAATAAATCGTAGCTACGATACACCTATTGCTTTATATGGTAAGGGAGCCAAATGGGCTATGGATTTTTCGAAAAGCGCAATTATAAAAGCCTTACTTTAAAATCTCATAAGTTTTTTGAAAAATATCTGGCTTAACTGGATATTTCTCTCCGTTGACACCAGTAATAATCCAATCTCCAGGAGAAGCCTTCATGACCCCTTCTAAAGTGTCAATATACATTTCTATATCAGTTCGAACTGCATCTACTACTACAGGAACCTTACGAACTTTGACCATGACTAAACCTCCTGTTTTTAGATTATTATAGCATAGATAAAATCAAAAGTAAAAACCAACTATTTCCATTTTGGAAACAACTCAAAAAAAGCCCCACACTCGCAAAGTTTGGCGACTCTGAGTGTGAGGCGGTCGGTGTAGTAAGAGGCATTAAAAAGCCCTCTTTACTGTACCCATTTTATCAAAAAAGAGGTACAAATTCAATGGCATATTTCAGAAAAAGGGATAACGGTTGGGAATATCGTATCTCTTACAAAGACAAAAATGGCAAATACAAGCAAAAGTCAAAAAGTGGATTTAAGACCAAGAAACTGGCTCAAGCTGCAGCAAGAGAGATTGAAGAAGATCTAACTGAAAATATACTAACGAACAAGGATGTTACGCTTTATGATTTTGTAAAAACTTGGTCTGATGTTTACAAGCGTCCCCATGTTAAAGATAAAACATGGGATACATATACTAAGAACCTTAAGCACATTCAGACATATTTCGAGGACTTGAAAGTTAAGGATATAACACCCCTTTATTATCAGAAAAAGCTAAATGAGTTCGGTGAGAAATACGCTCAAGAAACACTTGAGAAATTCCATTATCAAATTAAAGGCGCTTTAAAAGTGGCAGTCAGGGAACAAGTAATCAGTTACAACTTCGCTGAAGATGCTAAAGTCAAATCTCAGATAGAAACCAGGTCAGAGGATAACGACTTCTTGGAAGAGAGCGAATATAAGGCTCTGATTTCATCCACACGCTCGAATATACAGTATGTGTCCTATTTCACTCTCTACCTCCTTTCAGTCACTGGTATTCGCTTCTCTGAGGCTCTAGGCTTAACGTGGAATGACATAGACTTACAAAATGGAATAATAGATATAAATAAGTCTTTTGACTATTCAAAGACTCAAGATTTTGGAGACTTAAAAAACGAGAGTTCAAAAAGAAAAATCCCGATCGATAAGAACACAATTGAGACTTTAAAAACTTATAGAAAAAAATACTGGCAAGCGAACATAAAGAACCGTGTTTGTTTTGGAGTTTCAAACTCTGCTTGTAACAAACTCATTAAGAAACTGGTAGGCAGGCCTGTCAGAAACCACAGTCTAAGACACACTTACGCTTCTTACTTGATATTCAAAGGGATAGACATTGTAACTATATCGAAGCTATTAGGACATGAGAGCCCAGATATAACCCTAAAAGTATACTCACACCAAATGGAAGCCTTGGCAGATAAAAACTTCGAGCAAATAAAAGAAATATTTCTAACGGCTTAAATTTGGGGCGGATTTGGGGCAAAATACCCACAAAGCCCGATAAATCAATGGTTTTTAATCCGTCTACCGCCTTCTATAACTTGATTTATCAGGTTTCATTTAAACAGAAAGCCCAATTTAAAGGGCTTTTTTTATTTTCTTCGGATAAATACATATAACTTACAAAAACTTTTGGGGTGAATTTGGGGCAGACTTCTTTTTAGGAGACAATCTTTTGATACTCAATGAAAATCAAAGAGCAAACTAGGAAACTAGCCGCAGGCTGTACTTGCGTACGGCAAGGCGACGTTGACGCGGTTTGAATTTGATTTTCGAAGAGTATGAAATCAACTGAAAAAAGCTTCGTCACGCCTGGTGACAAAAGCCTCTAGTTTACTCTG